ATGGCAGGAATCACAGACAAGGAAGTCCGGAGCATCATCAGCAGGGCCAAGAGTGAAGGGCGAACGATCACCCAGGCTGATGGCACGGTGCCCGGCCTCACCATCGGCGCCTCGAAGACTGGCGCCGCCTCTTGGGTGCTGCGCTACTACGTCCATGGCAAGCGCAAGGAGGCAACCATCGGCCAGTACCCGACGTGGGGGATTGCCGATGCCAGGGAGAAGGCCAAGGAGCTGCGCCGGGCCGTCGATGATGGCGTGGATGTGGCGCTTGAGAAACAGCGCCGCAAGCAGGAAGCGGCGACTGCAGTTACCGTGGATGAGCTGGCCAGGGCCTATTTTGTGAAGGCCGAGCAGGAGATGCACCCGCACACCTACAAGCAACGTCGCAGCATTCATGACCGGTTCGTCTCTCCGGTCATCGGGCAATTCCGGGCGGACAGCGTCACGCCGGCGCAGATTGTCGGAGTGGTGAAGAAGAGCCTGGAGGGTGGGAAGACGCTGCCCACCATCACCTTGATCCACTGCAGCCAGATATTCGCCCATGCGGTGGGGAACGCCATCAGGGAATCGAATCCGTGCCGGGATCTGAAGCTGTCCGCCATCGTCGGCAAGCCGGATGCGCCGAAACAGCGTACGGCGCTCACAGCAATCGAGCTGGCCGCATTCCTGCCAGCGCTGGCGACGATCCCAAGGCAGTACGCCCTCGCTATCCGCCTGCTCCTGCTGACTGGCGTCCGAGTGGGAACCTTGACCGAGGCCGAGGTGGAGGAATTCGATCTCGATGCGGGCTTGTGGCGGGTGCCACACGGACGCCGGAAGAACCGGCGGCACACCACTGGGCCATTCGTGATTCCGCTTCCGCCGGCGGCCGTCGAGTGGGTGCGCGAATTGATCCTACTGGCCGACAACAGCGCCTTCCTACTGCCGGTGGAATCCCGGCGCCATAGCGACAAACGAAATCCACTCTCGAAGCGCACGACCATCGGCGATTGGCTGGATCGGATGGATGGCCGCGGGAAGGCTTGGCGGCGCATCACCCCGCACGATCTGCGATCGACATGCAAGAGCTGCCTGTCGGAGCTCCGGGTGGATTACGAGACGCGCCAGCGTTACCTCGATCATTCGCTGGAGGGGATGGATGCGATCTATGACAAGGCCGATTACGTCGAGCACCGACGGGCGGCCGCCGACCTCTGGCTGTCTTTCCTGAACGACCTGGAGAGCGGCAAGGAGGGGGCGAAGGTTATCAAGCTGCCGAGCGCAGCCTGACGAGTTTGCTGTGCCTAGCCCGACGGGGCGAAAACCGGGAACCCTTGCCCGGCCGGCGCAGCAATCAAGATCACAAGGGCAAAGCGTGAAAGGGGCGCTTGATGGAGGAATTCAATATCGATCCGCTGTGGCATTTGCACGATGAGCTGTCATTGCACCAGGCGGCTGCGTTGATCGCCGGGTATGACCCCGGCGTCGTAGAACGCTGCATGAGCGACACCAACCATGAGGAGCGGTTCTCCCGGCTGTATCCGGCCGAGTCGGCACTGATGAACGCGATCAGGGCCGGCAAGCTGAAAGCATCACTCCGGTTCGATGCTGAGCCGCGATTTGTTGCGGGTTTGGACAACCTGCGGGATCGAGCTCACTTCGAGGGTGAAGAGGTTCAACTGATTGAACATGAGAACTTGGGCGAGCTCGTCATCACCAGGGAGCCGAATTGGGTTACCTCGTCGATCGCCCTGGAGGACCTGAAAGCCTGGCTGCTTTCCCGTGGTGCCCGGCCGGCCTTTTTCTTCCCCGAGAAGCAGGAATCGGCTGATTACCTTGATACCAGGAGCCCACGCTATGCGCCCAAGTTGGCTGCAGCCGTTCGGGCTTGGCAAGCTGTTACAGACCCCAATGGTAAGCATCCAAAGCAGGCGCTGTCGAAGTGGATCAGGGAGAATGCGGCAAAGTTTGGGCTTGCCGATGAAGAGGGGAAGCCCAATGAAACGGGTGTAGAGGAAGTCGCCAAGGTGGCGAACTGGCAGCCAGGCGGCGGCGCACCTAAGACCCCGGGGGAATAACCCACCCACCCATAGGAGTCGCGCCAATACGGGCTTCACGGTTGGCGCTACTCGAAACCTACCCACCCCTTACCGGGGAAACCTACCCACCCCTCCCCCACTTTTCTGGCATGGGTTTTCTGAACCCGCCCAGCTATTAAGCATGCAGTCATAATCTTCTAATCGATCCCATGCAGTTCCGAGCAATGGTTGCTGGAACGCCTCACTGGTAGGAGTAGCCAAGCATGGGCTTCGATAGATTCCGGAATCGCATGATTCCGCCGCAGAAATGCGCAGAAGAGCTTTCCGTCTCTGAATTCACCATTCACCGCTGGATTCGCGAAAAGAAAATCCGGGCGGTGAAACTCTCCTCGCGTTGTACTCGGATTATTGGCGATAGCCTGGCTGAGTATCTTGAGACGGCAGCCAGGGCCTGAGCGATGGCGACCATGCGCACCCATCGCAATCGCCGCACCGGCCCGCTGTGGCCACGTGCTCACCGACTTGCCGCAGCCATTCCGCTGTTCCGCGGTCCCGACAAGCAGCAGATGATCCGCGCCTTTCTCATCACTGTGCGCCGGGCATTGCGGGAGGAGTGATATGTCGGTGCGAGTATTGGCCAGGGTATGGGATGGCTTCGACGGGGGAGGCTCGGACCTGTTGGCCCTTCTGGCGCTGGCGGACTGGAGCGATGACGAAGGGCGCTGCTTCCCGTCTATGTCAGCCATCGCCGCCAAGACGCGACTCTCGCGTTCGCAAGCCCAGCGCGTTGTCCATGGCCTGATCGACGGCGGCCACCTCCAAGTGGTCGGGAACGAGTTCGGGGGCGCACCGGGGGCGACACGTCAGTACCGCATCGTCCTTTCGAGCCTGAGTGGCCGCATGGGTGCTACCCCTACGGGCCGCATGGGTGCGACGGGTAGCGCGCATGCGACGGGTAGCGCCGATACACAAGACGGGTCGCATGGATGCGCAGAGACGGGCCGCATGGGTGCGACCCAAACCGTCAGTGAACCGTCATTAACCGTCAAAGGGGGCGCGCAGGCGCGCTTGGCATCGTCTCGGCGATCGAGAAGCGAGGAAATCACCCTCGCCCAGTTCCTGGAGAACTGCAAGACATCAGGGGAGAAGGCCATCCCCGAGGACGACCCGGTCATGGAGTACGCCGAGAAGGTCGGCATCACCAACGAAATGCTGGCCGTTGCGTGGGCGGAATTCAAGGCCGCCTATCTGCCCACCAGCAAGCGCTACAAGGACTGGCGCCAAACCTTCCGGAATGCCGTCCGGCGCAACTGGTACAAGCTCTGGTTTCTGGCTGAGGGGCAGGTGGCGGCCTGGACCACGGCCGGCGAGCAGGCCAGGAGGGCGGCAGCATGAACGCACCTCACGAACTGTACCTGCCGCCGCACTCGATCGAGGCCGAGCAATCCGTCATCGGCGGCCTGCTGCTCGACAACAACGCCTGGGAGCGGATCGCCGGCCTGGTGAGCGACGCCGATTTCTACCGGGACGAGCACCGGCGCATTTTCCGCCACATCGCCACCATGCTCGACCGCGGGCAGCCTGCCGACGTGGTGACGGTGGCCGAGAGCCTGGACGACACCAACGAATCAGAGGCGACCGGCGGCCTGGCCTACCTCGGAGAACTGGCCGCCAACACCCCCAGCGCCGCCAACATCCGGCGCTATGCCGAAATCGTGCGAGAGCGCCGCATCCGGCGCGACGTGCTGGCCATGGGGCATCGGGTGACCGAACTGGCCGCGACCGCCGGCAGCGACACAGCCGAGCTTGTAGAGCAGGTCACCGGCTTGGCGATGGGCTTGGCCGACACCCGACACGCAGGCCGCGAGCCCATGGTGATCGACGACCTTCTGCCTGACGTCCTGGAGGCACTGGAGTCGCGCACTGAGAAGCGGGGGCAGGTTTCGGGGCTATCTACCGGCTTCCGGGATCTGGACCGGATGACCTGCGGCCTTCACCCCGGCGACCTCATCATCGTTGCCGGCCGCCCGAGCATGGGCAAAACCACGATGGCCGTGAATGTCGCCGAGAACGTCGCCGTCGCCGGCGGCTGCGCATTCGTGGTCTCCCTGGAAATGGGCGCATCTCAGCTCGTGGAGCGCAGCATGGCCCGCTTCGGCAACATCAGCACCCAGGCGCTGCGATCTGGTGACCTGGATGACGAGGGATTCCGGCGCGTTTCGGATTCGCTGGCTCGGCTCTCCGGGAAGCGCCTGGTCATCGCCGACGATCCGACTCTGTCGCACGTCGCCCGCATCCGCCTTGCGGCGCGGAAGGTCCGGCAGCGCCACGGCGAGCTCGATCTGATCGTCATCGACTACCTGCAGCTGATGCGCGGCGAGGGCAGCACGCGGAACGAGGAACTGGGCAACATCACCCGCGCCCTGAAGCTGCTGGCGCGGGAGCAGGCCTGCCCGATCATCCTGCTGTCCCAGCTGTCCCGGAAGGTCGAGGAGCGGACCGACAAGCGACCGCTGATGTCCGACCTGCGCGACTCGGGAAGCATCGAGCAGGATGCCGACGTCGTGCTGATGTGCTACCGCGACGACTACTACCGCCCGGACAGCCCTTTCAAGGGATTCGCCGAAATCCTGATCCGCAAGCAGCGCCTTGGCCCGCTGGGCGACGTGCGCCTCGTGTTCCAGGGCGAATTTTCCCGCTTCTGTGATGCCGACCAGCGCGAGTTTGCCGAGGCCGCGGCGCGGGCGGCGGAAGCACGGGCGGCGCGCTCTGTACGAAGGGGGTTCGAATGACGACCGAGCAGCTCACTCCGGAAAAGCTTGCTGCCATCAGGCGGGGACAAATTGGGGCAGCACTCAGGCGGGAACAGCGTGCCGCTGAGGAAGCCAGGGAGCAGGCCCTCGGAGGGCGGCTAAAGGCCAAGGTGAAGGCCAAATCGGCTATGCCCGAGGAGGTGCCGCCGTTCTGCTACCTGGCCGGCGGCCGGAGCCCGGAGGAGGCCGCAATCGAGGCCTTCAAGCACTTCAGCATGACGCCGGCCGAAGCACTCGGCCTCGTCTGGAAGCTTCGCACCGTTCGGCGGGCCGATCGTCTGTTCGCCGAAGAACTGGTGCATCGAACGGATGAACGATCCGTCATCACCCCAGGCCACCGTGGGCAAACGGAGCCAGCCCGTGAGGAAGAAGGAAAAGGACGCCTTGGCCTCAGCCGCCAAACAGTCGCCGTGAGCGGGCAACCCAACCAACTATCGAAAGGACAGGAAGCATGAACGAAATTACCCAGGCCGCCCAAGCCATCCGCACCAAGCGCGAGGAGATCGCGGGCATCAAGTCGGAACTCGATCGCTGCGAGACCTGCATTGCAGCTGTCGCCGAAACCAAGGCAGCGCTGGCAGCGCTGAAGCAGCAGCGCAAGGAAACCCTGACGGCTGCCTTCATGGTCGGCAAGGAGGCGGACACCAGCGAAGTCGACAAGCTCATCAAGGGGGCTGAGAAGGCGGCTGCCAGCGCTGCCGACACCGCGGCGGGGGCGGAAGGCGCCAAGGAGGTGCTGCAGGAGCGTCTGGAGGCCGCGGAACTGGACCTGGCACGCCTGCGCTCTCAACAGAGCAGGGTGGCCTATGCCGAGTGCGAGAAAGAGTTCGAGGCGGCGGAAGCGGCGTACGCCGAAGCTGCCGAAGCGCTTCACGCGGCTGTGACCAGGATGATGGCGTGCAATTCCGTGGCGAAACGCTTCATGGGCTTCTCGAACCTGCGGGAGATCATGAAGGGCTTTTACCTCGACGGCCTGAACATCAATCGCGGCCGGCGCCTTCCGGAACAATTCTGCATCCGGTTCCTGACCTTGGCCGAGGAAAAGGCCGCGCCCCAGGCCGAACGGCTGCTGGCCAAGCTGCAGGCTGCCGGCATTGAGATCGAGGTGTGACCATCATGGCCGAACCGATCAACCGACAGCACGTCGCCGTTATCCGGTCGATGGGCTCCTTCGTGTTCGACGCGGTATTCGAAGAGACGCACGAGGCCGACCTGGAGGTTACCGACAACCCGGTGGAGACGGGGGTCGTCGTCAGCGACCACGCCTTCATGAAGCCCCTCAGGCTCTCTATTTCCGCTGGCGTCTCCGACACCCCGCTGAAGGGTTGGGGTGGCGGTTATCAGGTCAGCCAGGGGGCGCTGGTCGGCGGCGGTAGCGGCGAAGGAAAGGACTTCTGGGCGCGGAATGCACCAAGCGACCCGTTCGCATCGGATGCCGGCCGCTCCCGGCGCGCCTTCGAGCTGCTGACCGAACTGCAGAGGCGGGCGGAGCCGTTCGCCGTGCAAACCGGCCTCAAGCTCTACGAGAACATGGTCATCACGTCGATCCGAACAAGCCAGGACAAGGACACCTCCGGCGCTTTGTTCTTCACGGCGTCGCTGCGCGAGGTGCTCATCGTCAATACCGAGACGGTGAAGTATCCACCCAGAAAGCCCGGAGCCACCAAGCGGCAGGCTGGTCCGAAGAAGCACAAAGGCGAGCAGCAGGGCAAGGAGGTGACGGACGAGTCCAAGAAAAAGAAGCTGAGAGAATCAGCGGCGCATGCTCTCGGCCTCCAGAAATTTTTCGGCGTAGGGGGGCGGTGATGTTGCGCAATCTGATTCAGGCCACCCCTCATAGCGCCCGCCTGCGGAAGCGGCGCGGACGGCTGCTCAAGCCGGTCAAGCCCTCCCACAAGGTGGAGCTCTGGTACAAGCAGCAGCTGCTCGCCGTCGTGGCCAAGCTCCGCAAGGTCGCCCAGGAGGAACTGCTGCCAGAGCTTCGTCGGCTGGAGCCGTTGTATGCAAAAACCTCGGATGCCATCGCGAAAGATGGCATTACGGCCTTTTCGCCAATCGTCACCTCCAGGATCGCTGATCTGAAGCGCCGCTTCGGCGGTATCGAAGGAGTTGCACGGCGCTTAGCCGAGGCGGCGACGAGGCGCAGCCTGCAGACCGTGGATGGGGGCTTAACCGCCTCCATGAAGGCGTCCATCGAAATCGACATCAGCGGCTTTCTCACTCGCAGCGGGCCTATTCAGCAGGTATCCGAAGCGGCGAGGCTGGCCAATGTCAGGCTGATCAAGTCGATCCCCGAGCAATATTTCGAGAAGCTGGGCGATGCCGTCGGCAAGAACATGGAGCGCGGCATGCGCTTCGAGGACTTGGCCAAGGAGATCGAGCGCATCGGCGACGTGACCGAGAGCCGCGCCAAGCTGATCGCCCGGGACCAGACAAGCAAGATGAACGGCGCCTTCAATCAAATCCGGCAGCTGTCGCTGGGCATCGACAAGTACCAGTGGCAGACCTCCGGCGACGAGCGAGTGCGGGACGACCACGCGGCCAATGACGGCGAAACGTTCCGATGGGACAAGGCGCCGGCGACCGGCCATCCTGGCGAGGCGGTGAATTGCCGATGCGTCGCAATACCGGTTCTGGATCTCGATGGTGACGTCGATGCGGGCTCGTCAGGGTGGTCAGTCGGCGGCATCGCAATGGCCGCCGCGGTGGCTGCGGGCATCGGCGCCATGTTTGACAGTTTCGCCGGTGATAGCCGCGCACCAGGTGCCGGGGGCGGGCGGTGAGCAGCGGGAAAACGCCTGGAACGCAGGCTGGGGGCGGGAAGGCCGGGCCATACCGCCCCCTCCGGAACGAATAATGGAACACGAAAAGGACTGAAGAAATGGAACACGAAAAAACACTGCAGGTATGCGACCGCATCGGGCTGACGGCCCGGACGGTGACGGAAGAGGGCTACCTGATTGTCCCGAGCAACATCGCCCGCACCGGCGTGCAGGAATACCGGGGCTACGAACTCGGCCTCGACGCCGACGGCATGGACCCGATGAAGGTCATCCGGCTGCACCGGCCGCCCGAGGAGGTTTTCGACGCGGCCAGCATGGCCAGCTTCGAGGGGAAGCCGGTGACGCTCGGCCATCCCGATGAACCGGTCACCTCGACGAACTGGAGCGGCTTGGCTATGGGTGAAGTGATCGAGATTCGGCGCACCGGCGACATGCTGTCCGGCAAGGTCATCATCAAGGCCAGGAGCGCGATCGATGCCGTTGAGGCCGGCACCGTCGAGCTGTCGAATGGGTACAGCTTCAAGCTGGACATGACCGCCGGCCGGACTCCCGACGGGGAGGAGTATGACGGCGTTCAGCGGCAGATCAGGGGCAACCATGTGGCCCTGGTGGAGGCAGCCCGTTGCGGCTCTGCATGCCGCCTCGGTGATGCCTTGCCCGTGGGCGCGCCGGTGCAGTTGCTGGGGCGCGATGCGTTCGCCGCCAGACAGGCGCAGGCCTGGCGCTGTGGGGTGGAAAATGCCGAGCCAGCGCCGGGGGCGGTGGTATCCGCCGGCGATAGAAGGCGACATGGCATGACGACAGGGCGGGCTGCCTTCATCGAACGCCAAGCCAATGGGTGGAATGGCCAGGAAGGGGGCGAGGCATGAGCCCCAGAAAGCAATCGGACAGGACTGCCAAGGCGCCGACGTTGCCTCAGGGGCAGAAGGAGATCGACGTCGCCGGCAAAGACAATCAGAGTCGGGGTCGGAGAATGGCCGAGGCGGCCCTTTCGCCTTCGGTGGCCAATGCCTGCACGGTATCAGCTTTTGCCCAAGGCTCATTCGGTAACCAGGCCTTCACCGATGTGCTGGCCGCGGTGCTTGAAAAGGTCTCACGGGTCAATGCGGGCGACATGTCCTCAGTCGAGGCAACACTGACGGCGCAGGCCTGCGCATTGGACTCGATATTCAACGAGATGGCTAGGCGGGCAGCGCTGAACATGGGTGAGTATCTGGGCGCCACGGATACTTATCTTCGCCTCGCCTTCAAGGCACAAGCCCAGTGCCGAAGCACGCTGCAGACACTGGCCGAGATCAAGAATCCGCGGCCAGTAGCCTTTGTGAAGGCTCAGCAAGCGAACATTTCCCAAGGGCATCAGCAGGTCAATAACGGCCCTGGCGTCGCGCACGCGCGCGAGGAAACGCGGAACGAAGCAAACGAACTATTGGGGGTGGGAAATGGCGAACGGATGGACGCCTGAGCGGAGAGAGCGCCAAGCGGCGATGATCCGCTCTTGGAAACCCTGGAGCCGATCAACCGGGCCGCGGAGCGCACTCGGCAAGGCCGCCAGTTCGGCGAACGCCATCAAGCACGGATTCAGAAGTCGGGCGGCAGTGGAGGATGCGCGCTTGGTTCGAGATTTCCTGCGGAAGCTGGAGTTCCGCGGCGAAGTGTAGTCGGCGCAGCCAAGGCGGCGGTGTGGCGTTGTTATGGGCCATAACCAGCATTCCGGCCGGATGACGTTGATTCGAATCAGCGTGCCGCGCGGGGGCGGGGAATCTTACCCGGCTGGTTATCCGGTCTCCCCGCTGGGAAGCCGCCCCAGCTCAATGCTAGGGGGCGGCAGCCGCTCAAAGGATGGTGCCGGCGACCATCATGTATGCGCCGACATAGCCGGCGATCCGGTCAATCGCGGCTTGGTGAAGCATCAAGCGCGTCTCCTCGTCGTAGGAGACCTTGGCCATTCTCCTCGGACCTGAATCGTCGATGGAGACGAGGGTGGCCTTGACTACGGTCGGGCTTGCACCCCCAACGCCATTCACCCCGAGCCGAACGATGCTACGGAAGCCCAGCACGGCGCCGGCCAGCGCCAGAAGCGAGCCCGACCGTTGAAACCACACCCAGGAGGCTGTTCCCCAGTCGAGATAGACGGAATACGCGGTCGCCGCCAGGGCACCGACGAGAAGGAGCGGGATGCTGGAAAGAAGCCCCCTCATTGCTGCTCCGCATCCTTCACGGCTGAGCGGTCAATCTCGAAACCTTCGCGCACCACCTGCTTGCAGCATGGGCAGATGGTCTTTCCCTTGGTCCGGCGCAGGGCCTGATACACGGCAGCATTGCCGACGCCGACGGCCGCGGCGGCCTCGTAGGCGGTCATGCCAGGGTTCTGTTGCATCAGGTCGAGGGCTTGCTGGGTCTTGCTCTTGGTCATGACAATCGCTCCGTTGGGTGGTGGCAGTATTATACACTGCACATAAGTATTGCTATTGCTGCACAGATATGTAGAATAGTCGTCATCGCAGTATCGACAGCTCATTAAAAATTTGGAAGCAATCAAAGCCCGCAGCAATCGGCACCTGGCCGCAGCAGATGGACACAGGGGGCTTTGACGGCGATCAGGCCGCCGCGAGTGCCTGGCAACTTGTCACTTCGGAGAATCAGCTATGGCACAAATTCGGCCCATTGAAAGCAGCGGCCATCCCGTGAATGTCATGCCCAGGGTAGAGGGGGCGAGTATTTCCAGCAGGGAGGTCAGAGAGCTGCTGGCTCAGGTTGCAAACGCTTTCCCCGAGACGGCAAAGGTGATGGATACGGCGTCTCGGCTGATTGTTCACCTCGAAACACTGCGTCACGAGGCAACGCTGCCGCTCTCTCTGGGGCACTACGAGAATGTGCGGACCCTGCTTACCCAGAAAGCCATGGTGGAGGTTAACCATGGCTGAGACGATCCAGCACTGGCAGGATTTCGAGCATCCGGTCACCATCCCGGCGGGGCAGGCCGGCGCCATTTACCGGGCGATGCGCAGTGTCAGGAACACACTGAACATGGTTGCCGACCACCATCTGCGCTCGAACTCCGGCGGTGTCCAGGCGCAGCGCCTTTCGTCGATCGAGGTTGAGGCCATGCTGTCCGGCGCTCTGGCGCTCTCCGACATGATGGAGGCGGTGTTCGAGGAACTGCATGCCGAGGCGCTCTAGCCAGAAATCGCGCCAAGCTTCGGTCGCACCCCGGAGGTTTTCCATATTCGATGAGGTAAAAATGGAGCAAGCCAAGACCATCGGCCAGGACGATATGCTGGCCGTCGCATTTCAGGCTGTTCGCCTTTACGCCGAAACGCATCCGCGTCCGCTGCATGTCACTCTCGGCCAGGCTGCCGAAATGCTCGGCATTCCCATGGACTTGTTGATGAAGATGATGAGCAGCAAGAAGCTCAGGCTTAACGACTGCGGCTTGATACCGATTGGCGACATCGACCAAGTGCTTGCATCTCGAGCGCAGCATCAGGGCCAGATGCAGAAAGTGGTGGTGCAGAAGGCGACCCGTACTGCCGAGGAGGCGAGGCCAGCTAGTGGGCGATCCCGGAGCGATTCGCCTGATGGTACGCTGATGCGCTTGGTGGAGGTTGAAGAGGCTGTACGTGTGAGGACCACGACAATTTACAAGTGGATGAAGGAAGGGAAGTTTCCGAAGCAAATCAAGATGGGTTTTGTCTCGCTCTGGGTGAGGGCTGAGGTGGAAGCATGGATTCAGCAGCAAATTGCTGTCCGTGATGTGTAG